CGAGTTACTTGTACCCGTCCAACTCCAGAGCCAGTGAGACCGATTGCTTCAGCCGCACCTTTACTAAGATCTAGGTTCCTACCATGAATGTAAGGACCGCGATCATTTACCCGAACAACGGCACACCGCTTGAAGCATACCCTAAGGCGTGTTCCAAATGGAAGTGTCTTGTGCGCAGCAGTAAGGGATTGTTGATTAAACCGTTCACCATTAGCGGTAAGGTTACCGTGGAATCCAGGACCATACCATGAACTAATGACTGACAGAGTAGTTAGAATAGGAATCATAATAATAAAGCGAAGAACTTTAATATTGATTACTCCAACTAATCCGCCAATACACGCGCAGTATTGACGGACTTGCCAATACTATTTTTTCTTGGCAGTCTTAGCAGCCTTCTTAAATTGAGCTGCAGTCGGTGCTCCTTTAGCACCAGGTTTACGCATCTTCTCTCCACTACCAGCAGCGATACGCTTACGCTTAGCGTGGATGTTAGCGTAGAGTCCAGCCTTAGCCATCACATTTTCTTTTTCTTAGCTTTGGGTTTAGCCTTAGATTTACCTGCACTACTGAGAGCAGCAGCGACAGCTTGCTTTTGAGGGTAACCTTCTGCCTTCATCTTACGGATATTAGCAGAGACAGTCTTATCAGAAGAACCTTTCTTAAGAGGCATCAGAATACTCCAGGAATCAATTGACCAGTAACAGCATAAGCGCCGATAGCTGCAATCACGCCAAGCATAGCAAGGCGACCATTGAGAAGTTCAGCACGTTCGTTGTGAGGCACAGTGTAATCTTTGTCAGTGTACATGGGTGGTTCCTTAGCGAAGATGTTTTGTTGATCGAATTCGTTGGTGGTGACTGTCATTAGTATTGAAGATTAGAACGCTCAAGCTTTTCAAACACATCATTACGATATGCAGGATCTCGATCATAACGAGGATCAGACATAGCTTGCACTACCTCAGCTTGTGAACGGAATACATCTTTATTAGATGCAGCAGGCTTGCCTTTAAACAATTGTCCTTCAACGCCCATAGCTTCAGTGTACTTAGATTTGAGTGCTTCAACAGCAAATGAAATAGCATCGTAGTTACCACCAGCGATGACATTATCATAGCGTTGAATTTCTTGAGGTGACAGGTTTTCAGAAGCCCAAGCAATCATCTCTTGGTAGCCATCATCACCACCAGCAATACCACGAAGTTCAGCAACTTGATCATCGCTGATGTCTTCAGTAGATTGTGTGTCTTCGATCTGTTGTCGATACTTAAGATACTCTGCTGCAACTTCAGCAGGGTTCATCTTAGACAGTTGTTGTTTAGTGCTCTCAGATAGCTCACCATTCTGAGCATCCTCCCAAAGGGCATCAAGAACACTAGACGGAGTTTCATCTTCTCCTTCATCTGTTGATTCTTCTTCAACCTCTTCTGAGGTATCTTTAGAACCTAGTTTAGATTGGAGTTCAATGTAAGCTTTTTCCAGCGATTCAGCATCTTTAAACTTACCAGCGAGAAGCTGTTGCTGTTCTTGAGCAGCAGCCTCTCCGATAGCAAGAGCTTCTTGTTCAGCTTCACTGAACTCAGGTTGATCCGCAGGTGTGGGATCATACGTCAGAGTTGCCATGTGCAGTAGTTACTTCAAGATTTCCAAGACCAACTTTAGTTACGTAGTTGGGTGAACGCCCAAGGGTAGCAGCACCAATCTTAGGCTTAGGTTCGTACTTATTTGGTTTAGGTGTTTCTACCGTAAGTACAGGTTTTTCAGTAGGTGGATGTTCTACTGTGCGGACATCCCTTTCAGGTTCAGCTTGTGTGGTCTTACGCCGGCTGGGGCGGCTGTTGTTGTTGCTCATTTGGTTGTGGATATTTAGATGGGTCATTAACAGGAGCAGATGCTAGTTGACCAGCTTGTTTAGTCAGCTCCATCTGTTGCTGCATTTGCATAGCCTGTGCTTGTTCAGCTTGTACATCCTGCATACTCTTGACAAGGTTGAGTACATCAATACCTTGTGCAGCAGCAAGACGCTTGATAACCTCTTCAGGATTAACAAATGTCTGGATAGCATCAGGACCCATTGTTTGTGCAATAGTAGTCAGGAATGCACCAAGGCTTTCCCGATCTTGTCCTCTACCCAGTGCATTGATACCAGCCACAATAGTAGGCTTGACAATACCTTTAGGAATACGAGGAATCTCACCAGTCTTCTGGAACACAGCAAGCTTACGGTTGAGATAAGGAACAAGGAAGTCAACAGTCAACATGGAGAATAGACCACCAAGTTGTTGTTCCAGTTCCAGTTGTGTCATGCGTACTTCTTCAGCAGTTGTACGTTCAGATTGACGTACATTCAAGATAAGGAATGCATCAGAAATACGACGTTCAAGTTGAAGTGCCATCTGATACGCAGTACCAAAGTCAGCAGTCTTTCCTACTTGAACAACACCAATATCATCAGGTCGTCCTTGAACGATTGCACCGTTGCCTGCAGCGGCCAGCGTCTGGGGTTTAGTTGTACTTGAGGGTGAAACTACGAACACCACCTTAGCGGCTGCTGCAGAGCCTTCTACGAGTGCCTGAGAGAGTGCCTCCAATGAACGGAGATCTCCCATAAACTCTTCGACTCTACCTCGTCCATACATCTCACCATCAACCGAGTTGAAACGAAGAGCCAACCAAGGGTTCGCATCAACTGGTGCTTTACCAAAAGATTTAGGAAGAACAATATCTTCTACTTCTTGGTGCCAAACATAACGATTGTTGTCTCTGATTACATGGGTGTAGATGTCTACTTCATCACGATCACCACGCTTATCTCTAGCAACATCGTTAGGCTTTGGTTCAGGTAGGATACCTTCAAGAAGCTTACGAGATACTCGTTCTTTGGTTACAATTTCAATGACGTTACCGTCGCCATCTCTGTCTACAACGTAGCGATTGAGAGGATACAGCCGAAGCCCATCCTTGCCCATGTAAATCAAAGCGTTACCAGCGACAACCAAATGCTTCAGTGCTTGGTGTACAACGACACGATCATCACTAGCAGCAATTGATTCCATAATGGTACGCTCAATCTTAGCAAAAGCTAGATCAAGTTCTGATTTAATACCAGGTCCGTATTCCTGACCAAGCATTGTCTCATCCACTTGTAGCTTGAAGAAGCTAGTCTGTGGAGGAAGCAATGCAAGCATCAGCTTAGCTGCAAGAGTCACTACACCTTTAGCACCAACCGACTGCCAAGGAGAAGGCAGAGGTTTAGCTGTTTTGTAGGACTCTTCATCATCACGGATCAGGTAAGGCAACGTGAGTTCAGATGCTCTACGTGCTACATTTAGATACTGAGTGCGATCACCGTACAGTAAATCGTAACGTTCTTTAGCAGACATTACAGAGTCACTCCTCCACCGATACCCATGCTAGCAAGTGCAGGGGTTGCGCTAGCCAACATATTAGGTAGACCACGACGATAGTCTGCACGTGTTCTACGATTACGTTGACGAGCACGGATGGCATCACTACCATAGGCTTTACCAAGTTGTGCAAGCTGCAGAGGATTCATTGTATCAAACTGAGAGCTCAGATCAGCGAACATTGATTCAAAGTCCGGCATCTGAGGCATCTCCGGCATTTGAATACTGCTAAAGAGATCGTCAATGTAGGACCGCCAATCGGGTTCATTTACTTGAGGTGCAAATGGACCTGGACCGTTTGGATCGGACTCCTCTCCGGTCATCATTCCATCGTATGGACTGGAACCAGTAGTTTGAGCACTACGTCCTTTAAGAGGTCCAGTTGCTAACCGTCCGCTTGGCCGAATTACCATGCCAGGTGGCACATAACCAAGACCAGAAAGTGGTGTTGCTGGAGTTCTCTGACCTTGAATCATAGGACCAGCAGGAGTTCCAGCCATACCACGAATAAATCCTGCAAGCTTGCTTGTGCCAAGTTGATAGACACCGGCAGGTGTAGATTGTGCCTGTTTAATGAGCATATTGGCAGCAGCTGAACCAATTGAGGGTGCAGCTTTATCAGCCTGTTTCATGCTCTGTTGTACAGAAGCAATCTTGTTAAGTGCAGCACTAGTACTACCAGCAGCCTCAACAATTCTATTAAGTTCTTTCTTGGAGATCTTAGGTCCGGCTTCTCTAATTGCTTGCTTGACGCCGCCGCCTTTGTCCTTTTTCTTAGCCATTGTTTTCTTCAGTGAGTTCGTTTTGAATCCACTCGACCACTGAACGCTGGCCGGAGCGGTACATTATTTTTTCGATGGAATCATCGGGGGTGGGTGTAGTTGGTGGAAAGTTCTCCTCTAACCTAGAGAGGATTGCATTCAACTGAAGACCAGATGTCTCCAGAAGATTAAGCATATTGTGGGAGGTTGGGGTTTGCATGTTCAAAGAAGGCAGGCATACGAGCGCGACGTGTGTCAGAAAGCTCAGGTGCCTTACCTTGATACATTAGCGAGTCGCTGGAATCCAGCCAAAATTTTTTGTCTAAATATTTATTTGAGGTGTTTTTACCTAGTGGCTCAAGAACCCAATTAATGGTTGCCTTCCGGAGCTTATCGAGAGAAGGACTCCAATCGAGACCAAGCTCAGTACATACCAAGCTATTTGCTGCCACATGTACTTGTTCATCACGTGAGATGTCAGCGCTTACTGTTCGGAGACCAGCATCACCGTTAAATCTGAAGAATGGGAGGAGCACAAAGAAAATTGCACGTTCGGCAACCAGTGCTTTGAGGATTGTGTGATCTGGATGAGCAATCCAGGCGTCCCTAAGCTTCTTCGCTTCGGCTTCAGCCTTCTCATCAACGCCGATAGCGTTGGCGATGTAACCGAGTGCAAGGTCGTGATTTTCCTCGTCCTTGATATTGGATTGAAGGAGATCCCTCGCCAAGTTTGGAACTTCATTCTTCAGTGCATCAGTAATAAAATCTCCGACGGGAAGTTCCATGTGGCGTATTGCCAAGGCACGGTAGATAGTTTCTTCCGCACCTTCACGGAGCTTCCCAGCTGTGGTCTGTACCGGAGACCACTTCCGTTTACGATTCAATAGTTTTTGATAGGGGTTCATTTAAGTAAGCGATTGCGTTTGATAAATACTGAGTATTGTCTTGGAGTAATCCAATTGCCGTATTGCATTTATGACAGAGCAAGCCGCGTACCTTTCCTGTGCTGTGATCGTGGTCTACACATAAACTTGTGGTATCTGAGCAGATCGCACACTTTTCACCTTGCTTTAAAAATAGTGCTTCCCACTCTTCAACGGAAATACCATACACTCTTTTTAAGTAACTTGGTTTTCGAGTTTGATTGTAGCAATCTATGCAGTAATGTTGGTACCCATCTTTTCTGGATTTATTCTTCCAAAATGATGTTAACGGTTTTGTTTCCTTACATTTACTACATTCTTTATTCTCCACAATTACAGTCCGGAGCAGAGTTGTCGTTTAAAAGAGATTCCAGATACGCGGTAACGTCGCCATCATCTAATGCAGCATATGCGTCAGACTTGTCTTGAACATCTCCCATCACTTGCAATGAGTAATACAGTGATGTTTGCGGCGAATTGAGCCAATCTTCGATGAATTGCTCATCATAGGTAACCACATCTGACCAACTGTTGAAGGAATAACCATGCAACAGGTTGGTGCTATCGAGCAGTCGAACAATACCGTCAACTACTCGCTTATAAGCCTCCCAGCCAACTTCCGACGCGATTTCTACATCACCATAGTCGTAGCTCTGGACGCCAAAGGTACCGCTGTCACGGTCCACCTGACGGGCAATGGGAGGGGCGATCTCAGGACAGGTAGTGTACCCATCGAGATCAGTGTAGCGATAGCTGCAGGAGGCTGTAGGAGCGATTGCAAAGGCACGTTCCATACGATTAGCCTTAGCGATCTCTGCAGCGGCTTGGATGCCCGCCTTGAGTTCCTCAGCAATTATAATTGCAGGAGTAATCTCATAGTTGCGGAAGTCTTGACCATCATTAAGCTTTTCAAGAGCCTCGCCAAACTGTTTATAAGTAACACCGTTTAGTCTGAGAAGGTTGGCAAGTCCCAGCATTCCGAGACCGACTTGGCGATCAGTCTCTGAAGGCAAGTACTCTCCGCTTTCTCCAACATTTGTTTTGCCGTGTAGCTCGCACAGTTCGGACATTCCTTGTGCAAACGCACCTCGAATTTCATCGAGTTCGCATCCGCCGAGGTTAACATGTTGAAGTAGACAGGTCCCTCGACTTGGGAGATATACTTCCAGGCATACGTTACCCCGGATTCGATTTCCATTGCGATCTACCTTTGTTTTGTTAAGCCAGATGTCACCACGTTTGATGCCTTCGAGAAGGGCTTCTTTAACTTCTTGGTCAGCAAGTTCCCACCAACGGTTGTTAATGTTGACGCAGCGCTTAACCCAAGGTAGATCAGCCCTACTAGCAGTGATGAACTCAAGGACATCTGGATGGCTGAGATCCAAATGACAAACCACAGCACCATTCTTATACACACCTCCACGACGGAGGATTTCATTCAATGTAGAGTAAATTTTAGCAAAGGATACAGGACCAGATGCTACGAGTCCTTTACCATTCTCAGCTCCTTTGGGTCGCAGCTTGCTAAGGTGGACAGCAACGCCTGCACCGTATCGGAGTGCATGGCTAACGAAACGCCAACTGGCTTCGATTCCATTTTCTCCTTCCATCGTGTCTTCCACAACGAAGACTGTACAGGAGACAGGCAAGCGAGAGGTTGGATCATCAATCCAGGATTGTACACGACCAGTACGAGCAATAAGTTCTTTAGGTGGTTTCGACATTATCAAACAAGATCATTAAGGTTTGGTGGTTGATAGTTCGGTCCTTTGAGAACCTTCCCATCTTCACGGTAGATAGGGTTACCGTTGTCGTCTAGTTTAGACAGGTTACTTTTGTGGACACGATCCAGAGCTTCATCTAGATCCCAGCCAAGATTAGCAGCGTACTGGTAACACACATAGACCAGATCAGATAGTTCTTTTAGACACTCAGCAGAGTTAACAGTGAGTCCCATGATAAGTTGGTTCTCAGCATCAAGGAACTCTTTGAATTCCTCAACGATCAAACGCCTCTGCAAAGTCCGTGAAGCCGGCGTAGTACTGTTCTTCACCCGGAAACTTTTCCGGAATTCGACGGCTTG